CCCAAATACGAATTGATTATCTTGGCGGTGATAAAGTCGTTCTTTGCGGTTGGATTACCATTCTTGTCAAGAATGGTAGGAACTTCCATCACTGAAGGAAGATTGCAAGTATTCTTACCGTCATTTCTTGAAGTTGGGTCAAAAGTGATAGTACGTCTTTGGACGCCTCTTTCGCTTTTCATTTCAAGATAACCGAGCAAATCCAGTTCAGTAACGATAGAGTTGTAGGATTTTTCACGCAAGGCAGGGATAAACACCGTATCATCACCTTCTTTTCTTGTGTCGCGATGGGCAACGAAAATGATGTGCTTGTTAAGCCCCGAAAGTGTTCGTGTCATCCATGAAAACTCTGCATTGATACCGCTCCAATCCTTGATAGACGGTTGGCGGCTGCCACATTTATAAGTAATGATGAAATCCATCATCTTACCGATTGTATCAACTACAATGGTCTGATAAGCAGACAAATCCTCCTGCAAAACCTGTTGAACATCACTCCATGAAGTGACCTGTACAGTATCTATGTTTTCCAAATGCGCCATATTCATACGCTTAACGCCATTATCGAAATCCAATAATAACGGTTTCGGAGCACTCAATGCTACCGTACTCTTTCCCATACCGGCCTGACCGTAAATCATCATTTTTACTGTGGTAGGGATTACTAATTCATTTGATTTTTTAATAAGACTCATAATCGTAAAATTTAAAGGGTTTATATTACTTTCATTCTATTCAAAAATCTGTTGATCGACTCCAAATTGTACCAAATCATTTTTCCATCTTTGGCAAATGAAACCTGGGCGTTATTCCTAAGTTTATCAAGGTAATCAACGCTACACCCCAAATAAGCCATCGCTTCATCCTTATTAAGCCAAAGCTTCTGTACGGATTCAACCTTTCCTCTTTTCATATCATATCTTTCAGAAATTCTATTTTCTCTTCTCTGGTCCGTCTTGCCCTACGCATATCTGAATGGAAATCCTGATAAAACGTAATTGAAAACACACATAATAAACAACAGGCGATAACAGAACGGGCTATTGGTGGGAAATCCATAGTGAATTTCATGCCAGCCAGACGCTCATATAGCATGGTAGCAAGTTCTCTTCCATTTCTTACATGAAGAATTTCAAAAGCCTTCTGCAACTGGTTGTTTATCGTACTCACAGCCCTGCATTTCAAATCGGCTATTTCCTTCTTCTCATACCCTTGTGCATACATTCGTGCCGTAATCTCGCATTCAGGTGTAAGTTCATTAAAAACTCTCTTCATAATCGTGTAAGTCAGCTGATTAATAATTGCGGATAACCTCAATATATCCGGCTTCCCTGTTAGTGTCCACCGAATACAAAGTTTGCTTCTTGTCTATTATCCGGTCAATCCTTGCCAGCCTGTTAAGGTCAGCGGTACACCTGCGAAGCTGTCCGGCAAGCTTGTCGCTAAAGTCAAAACTGATTCTGTCATTCTTCTTTTTCAGCTTTTTCTTGATTTCTGTTCTTTCTTTCAGTTCTTTTGCCATAAGAGTAAAATTTAATTAATGATTCGTGGATGGTAAGGGAATCGAACCCCTCTCAATCGTGCCAATTGTTTGCGCAACACGAAGCTCTAACCGATAAGCTAACCATCCGATTAAAAAAGGTGCACTATCCTCACGGACGGCACACCCAGTACAAACAAAAAAAATAAAACACGAATATCTAATCTATTATCAGAACAATGCTTTTAACCGCATTCTTGAAATGTTCAAACTTCTGTTGCAAATCACTCCAAGATTTATACCATGCTTTTTTCTCTTCAGCTAATTTCTCGTTAGCCTCTTCCAGTTCTTGCACACGCCTTACTAAATCTTCTTGCGTCATGCCTCTTAATTCTTCCACTGTCATAATCGTATAATTTAAAGTGTAGTCCGAAAGGCAGGAATCGAACCTGCTTCTTGTGGGGTAATGAGACCTATATATATAAAGAATATGATTATTATTAAATACCACATACATTCCAATAATGCTACTTTCGGATGATTACCGCCCGGCTGGTTTGCATGGCTATTGTGCACTCATCCCCATGCGCCTTGTGCCGGATTATAGGACTACCTTTTAGCGGTCTGTTTTAAGTTCTCTATAAGTTATTCTCATGAGCGACACACACCCTACACATATAACACTCATTATAGTGATAGAGAATATTTTCATAGGACTGTAAGTAGTAATAGCCCCGTAAAGCATACCGGCAGCACATATACTAACCAATATAGATAAAACGAATTGGATTGTTTTCATAATCGTATAAATTTAAATAAGTACCTGTACCCTAATCGAATAGCAGAACCTTATTTCAGTTCAGTACAGGCTATATTGTCGAAAACAGTACGGACGCCTAACCCATATGCTCACTGCTCAAAGACGATTCTTTGCGGTGTTTTCTATTAATTGTTAAACATTGCACAGCTCACAAGCCCCAACTTGCTTATGTGCGTTCGTTATCTTTGGTTGGCAAAAACGGCTTATGAATTACACCGTAATTGCTTTTACAGAATTTCAAAGAACTAATCAATAGTACCCTACCCGATTCTCGCTATCGGTTGCCGTTCAATCCGTCCGTAGGGCTGTCGTGCATTGCATAATCGTGTATTATGCGTATCGGCTGATACCTTGTACCCGGCATAGAGCATCGTAATCCATGCCATCATCTTCACAAGTTTCAAAACCTTTTAAGGCATCTTCCAAACTGTCTATCTCATCCGTTATCAACTGGATAACTTCTTTTTTGCTATCAGCATTGAACATCAGGCAAACAGTCCTTTCATCGTTGTTGTGAGCTGCCTCTAAATCTTTATAAAGGCTATCCAACTGCTGGTTAATCGTGTAAGCATTCATATCCATATCTTTTATGCGATTGACATCAGATTAGCTTTTTTGAAGCATCTGAATTCTTGGCGTTCAGTATCATAGTAAGTCTGGACGGTATCATTCTTCTTTCTATTGTCAGTACCAGTGATGGCAGGCATCAGCTTTTCATTTAGTGTACCGTATGCCTCACGAACAGAACCGTCCACTTTTTTGAAGTAGAACTTCACTATCTTCTTCTTCATCTCACCTTTCAACTTCAAGTTAGCCCAAGAGACCTTCATTGCTTCGCTCATGGTGTAGCCATTACGCTTAACGAACTGCCAAGCAAGGCTCATTACTTCGTGTAAAAATTCTCTTGTTCTCATAATCGTGTATTTTAATATGTTTATACTATTTGAAATCTGAATTAATCTTCGTTTCTTTGTATCAGTTTAATTTGATGATGCAAATATACTTTATAATTGTAAAGCAACAAAGAATCACTTTACAATTATAAAGTATAACAACATTATTTAACTATAAAAGCAGGTTATACCTTATTATAATATGAAGAAAGAAGACAGAAATAGAAATTGGATAGCGTGGATAGCACTTGGATTAAGTGTTATTGCGATAGTAATAAGTATTATCGCAATATGCATTTCGTGCCCTCATATACCCGAATTAGGATTTGATTATCAAGGAATAATAATAGGCGTGTTGTCTTTACTGGTAACAATTTTACTGGGATGGCAAATATACAGCGCTATCTATATTAAAGATTCTTTAAAAAAAGAGGTTTTAAAATCCTCTGCTGAAATGGTTTTACTTGCGAAAAATACTTTGCTTAAATCTCAATTGAACACATTATACGGTTTACACGAAGGTGCTTTGAGGAATGGTGATATAAATTATATAATGTCCACACTTGATATTATGATGGACATAGCTATTCAGTTAAAAGACAAAGAAATAGCAGACAGAATTATTTCTAAGATTCCAAACCTATGGAGTTTATTAACAAAAATGGATTTAATGAAAACTGAAAAGAATAAGTATAACGAACTAAAACAGAGAATAAAGGAATTTTCCACAATAACAGAGAATGCTTTTGATATATACGAAAAAACAAACTCTATTGATTAATAAGTTCTTTGTATAGCAAATCAACTTCTTTATCTCTTTCAGATATACGTTTATTATAATAATCGATAGTAGGGGTAATAGCTATCTTTATCCCCTCTATATAAAGAGAAATTATGTTTTTGACGATAATGGAATTTATCATAATTATTAAGTAAAGCGATCAACTCCAAAGTTGCGGTTTGAAGTTAAGTCGCCTATATAGTCCCTTACGGGAATAGTTAAACAAATTAGTCGAAATCAT